ACATTTGATTGCTTCTATATGTATTTCTTCTATACAAGCCTGACATACCTTTTTTGGATAGTCTTTTTCTGTTGCCCACATATAAAGCATCCAAGGCAGGATTACTAAAGTTAAGCCAGTAAAGCCAAAGAGTGTGAATACAATAATAAGGAATAGTATTGTTAACAATGTTCCAACCCATACATTCATATCATCCCTCGCTATAGTATGCATGTTCACCGAAAGGTGGGACAATGCTTTCAGAACCGTGAATGATAAACAAACTATCACAATAACTTTCGTCACCCCAACTATCCCAAGGTAAGCCATCAGTAAACATAATAAACTTATCAGGCTCAATATCATTATCTTTCATAAACTGATAGTTGATATCAAAGTCAGTACCACCGCCACCGATAATCTCGTACTCTTTAAGTTCATCGGCATTGTACGGGTCAAACTCTTTATAACCCTCGCCATTTACTTCGGTATCAAAAGTCCAAACACGAATTTTGAAGTCTTGGAACTGTTGCATAATGCCAGACATTTCACCAAGAAACTCTTCAATCATAGTAGATGAAATAGAACCAGAAACATCAAGTGCGATTGCAACATCAATCTTTTCTTCATTTTTTGAACCAGGAAGATAAACACCCATTGATTGTGATTTACGAGATTGTCTCATAAATGTGAAATCACTTTTCAAAAGACTTTGAATTGAAATGTTAAGAAGTTCACGCCAATCCATTTTAGGATTAGTCATGCCATTTATAATTCTTTTAACATCACCAGGAAGAGTACCGGCATCAGTTGATTGTGCCGCTTGTATTACAGCCTGTTTCATCTGGTCTTTAATCGCTTGGGCTTCTTGCTTAGAAACTTTGATAGGAGCACCACGACCAGTTGGGTCATTCTTGCCGTCACCGTTACCGTCACCAAACATGTGCTGGTCTAATGTTTCTTTATCATCACCCTCGCCAGTTTCTTTAAGGTGTTCATAAATCTCTTCGGTGTAACTCCTGTAATACTTTCGGTCATGTAATGCCATCTTTGGCATAACACCAACACGTGATTCGACTAGGGCTTGATTGACTTTATAGTCAGCCGCAATATTCCAAAGTTTCATGTCACGTGAATTTTCTTCCATGTCCATCAAACGACCATACTCACCACAGTGTTCATATACACAGTGAAGAACTTCGTGACCAACAACGAAATCAATTTCTTCTGATGTCATAGTTCGGAAGAAATCACAGTTGTAATAAAAATGTCTGCCGTCAGTAGCGGCTGTAGGACACCATTCTGCCTCAACTAATTTCAATCGAGTAGCAAGTGTACCGAAAAATGGGTGACGAATAAGAAGGCGAACACGACTACTCACAATCATTTCTTTGACTTTTTCGTCAGTATAATCAAATACTACAGGTTCTGGTAGAGTATCATCTACTTCAATACCATTAGCGGCTAGAACATCATCTAATGCACTATCTAATTCGCTTTCTGTGGCTACTTGTTTTTGTGGTTGACCCATATCTTATTCCTCTTATCTTTAACTATACTTATAGTATACACCAAAACGAGTATTTGTCAAGTTTTGATGCATACTTAGTCCCACTGTGGACGCTCGTAATATCTAGTTACCACATCATTAGCATCTATCCATAATGAACTACCAGCAACTTTATGCATGGAGTCTACTAACTGTTTCATTTCAGCCATAAACAACTTAGCAAATGGTTTATCAAATATCTGAATAGTAACAGAGTTATCTATCATATCAGCCAACTTGATGAACTGTGCTTCTGCTGGTGCTTGTGCTAATCGGTCTCTATCTATGCCTTTTCGAACAGCCCTATTGCCATCTTCTGGCTTAGATGTATCAGTTAACCACCGAACTAGTTCAGCAATATCATGCCCAAATAAAGCATTGATATCAGCCAAAGTATGTGGTGTATCTTCTACTACATCGTGTAATAAAGCGGCTGCCTGCTGGTCCAACGACCCACCATGCTTCTCTACTAATCTAGCGACAGCCATTGGATGGACTATATAGTCCTCGCCAGTGTATTTTCGCTTCTGGCCCTTGTGTGCTAGATTGGCAAAATGGAATACTGATTTTATATCTATTTCACTCATAATTTATATCCTTTATATAGCAAGTATTAATTTCATTTCATTAACAATGTCTTTATATACTGCAATCTTTTTCTCAATAGCATACTTCTTCATTTTTACTGATGAAGTGTTACCAGAAAAAGTCTTAAGAAATATTTCTAACTTTTTAATTTCATTTTCATACTGTTCTAACATTGAAGTGACCTCTCTTATTTCTGATTATGTATATAATATAACATGGTTCTGTGGTTTGTCAAGTTTTGGCTCTATAAATCTGCTACATTTAAAATTCTAACGTAATTAACTCTAGTTTCGTTAATCGTGTCTTCTTTCCAAGCAGTACCTAGTGATTTCACTTTACATGAAACCTTAACATTCTTTTTACTGTTTGCTAAATCATCATTAGTAGTAAAGAAACTAACTCTATGGTCGTCAGTAGTAATAGCACTCACCATGTAACCTGAGCCACCAAATGCGGTCTCTGCCAAGTATTTTGACCTAAGTATTTCAATCTCTGTTATTATCTTCTCACCAACTTCACCGAGATGTCCAGTATGAAAACTTCTTTCACGGAGTTCATCATTTTTTACTGCATTATCATAGTAAGTAGGAAGATAAGCCGCAACACCTATTATCTGTGCTAATGAATCACTGTCTGCACCTAAGAATGTAGCAATACTACTTTCAAATTCAGTTAAAGTATCAGCAAGTATCTTAAAAGAAAACTCACCTTCTAAGTATCTCATTATGTCTGATGCTTTTTGTCGGTCTTCGTCAAGTATTAAATGTGGATAACTCACCAAAATTGAAGCAAGAATGTCTTTATTACTGAAAGCAGTCTTCACAAATTCACCTTCAACTATATCAAAAGTCCCACCGGCTTTAACATACTTCGAATTGAATTTATTTGCCACTACGGCTGCCGTAAGAAGTTCATCTTTAGAAAATGAATACGGACTGTCCGATGATTTTATATTATGTATAATCTCAGCACCATTGGTGAAGTCATATTTACCAAAGTAAACAACGACTTTTGATTCTCTTTCAAGGGTGTAACTATGTTTGTTCGATGTGTCTATCATAATATCTACTTCTTTATTAACTTATATAAAGAGTATAACACATTTTGCAATCTTGTCAAGTTTTTGATAACAAAATACATGCATTTGTCCCACCAAATCCAAAACTATTACACAGTACTGAATTAACTTTATGTGATATGGTAGTTGGTGTATATTTTATATTATAACCATCTTCTAGTTCATTTATGTTTAAAGATGGAGTAATAATGTCATTTTCTAGTGAAAGTACGCTTAAAGCAGTCTCTATGGCACCGGCAGCCCCCATTAAGTGACCAATTTGCGACTTATTTGCTGTTACCCATACATCTTCTAGTCCTAATCTATTGATTGCATCCACCTCAATATAATCGCCCTTAGGGGTAGATGTTGCATGTGCATTGATTAAGTCTGGTGTGCGATAAAACAGTGCATCTTTCATACATTTTTCTATCATAGTCCCATCTGGATGCGGAGCAACAGCCTGGAATGCATCGTTATTCATTGCATATCCAGATATCTCTGCTATTGTATCTTTTGTCTTAGTTTTTGATAATAAAAATAATGCACCACCCTCACTGAGAACTAGTCCGTCTCTATCTTTATCCCATGGACGACTTGCTATTTCAGGAGTTTCATTGTACTTTGTTGACAATGCTCTTAGTTTACCGAACTGTTTATATGCATCCTTATAAATCGAATCATCAAATGCACCAGCAATTATGTTATCGGCTTGTCCTGTTTCAATCATCATACAACCCATAATGATACTGTACAGTCCTGTAGAACACGCACTAGACAACATTGTACTTGGTCCTGTAAAACCATATTTAATATTGATATTGTTTGATATAAGATTTGGGGTGAATGTATAAGTGTTGACATTCTTATTTTCACTTGCTCGTAGAGGTTCGTTATACATACTAAGGGCAGTTGATACAAGAACACCAGTTCTGTCTTTTTCTAAATCTTGTTTGTGTAATAATTTATCTGCTGATGATAATGCCCATTGCATATACGATGGCATTTTATCTTGTTCTCTTTCAGTTATGATAGGATGGTTTTCAGCATTAAACTTAACCTCACCTGAAACCTTAGACCTGATGCTCTTATCATGTGAAAATTTAGTAAGAGGACCGTAACAAACTTCATCATTTGTTATTGCCTTCCATGTGTCTTCTAGGTCACCAAAAGGAGTTAGACCACTAATTGCGTTAATATATACTGTCATTTGTATTTTATCTTTTCCATTGTCGCAAAGTCTCTTACATTAAATCTCCAAATATCTTGTAGTGTATTGTAACTTGGAAAGTCTTTATGTATTCTAGTTGCTTTGTCACCTATCTTAAAAAACTTGTCAGCATATTCGTGGACTTTAAACATTGTGCCACTTCTATCTGTGTCGTTTTTTGGTGAGTTGGTAGTTCCTATAATATCTGTAGCACCCATTTCTAAACACCAATCTATTTGAACTGGCATAAAAACTCCAAATGCAAAGTTGTGTTGCATCTTTCTAGCCGACACAGAAGGCGATGCCATTCCATTATATGCCTTCATTGTAGCCATTCTACTTAATATAATAAAACAGTTAGAATGTAAGTGTGGAAAATAATGGGCACCACTCATGCTGATAATCTTATCTTTATGATAAACAAGCCACCACTTTTCTAAGTTACCCCATTTGCCAAGTTTCAATGCTTTAAAACTTGCGTTATTGGTGTAACCTTCTCGGTCACATCGCTTACAGAAATCTTCTAAATCACTCTGTAGACTTGGGTCATATTCTACAAGATTAAATTCAAAACTATTCTTACCTATAAATGTTTTAACTATCTTCATCTTGTGGTTTTAAACTTTCTTCTAGTACTTCACTATGAGTTCTATCACCGAATAACATTTTCTTATTCCATTCATAGGCGTTTGGTGCATATATTCCATTTCGTTTACTAGATTTTCTTAACCATTCAAATGATTCGTTTGCTTTCTCTAATAAGTCTGGACGAACATGAAGTTCAACATCATCATCAAACTTGTCCATAGAAACGGCTACTTGTGCCCACATATAATCTGGTACACCTGATTCTGGTGTGCATCTAGGATTTCTATACTGCTTCCATATTTCTTCTTTATGATTTTCATCAATGCCTCTTTGGTGTTTTTTAGCCCAGAAAGGTGTGTCAGTTCTGTCACTTAAAGTATAGTGATAGTCTACAAATTTTGTTATGTTATCGAACAGCCAATTTAGGTTACTATTATATGCCTTGATTGATGCTTTGCCAATCACTTCATCATTTTCATCTGCACGTGAAATAATTCGTTCAACCATTTTCATACCAGCCTGTGCTAGTGCTAACACGTTTGCTTCCATAGGTTCAATCATTCCACCAGTCATTCCGATTGATACTACATTGTTATTCCATTGCGTATCGTATTTACCAGCATCCCATTTTATATGTCTAGGTTCTCTTATAAACTCGTGACCTTCCCAATACTTTTTATACTTCTTCATTGCATCTTCTGGAGATATCTCACTAGCATCAAATATATAACCTGAACCCATTCTATTATATAATGAAATGATAAACAACCAACCTTCATCCATTGCATTGCTCATAGTATATGGACGCATTTCTTTTACTGGGTCATTGTATTTTATTGGTGCAAAGATTAAATTGTCCGTAGTAATTTCATTATAAGGTTTCCATTCGACATCCATTTCTTTTGTAAGAACTCTATGAAAGCCTGTGCAATCTAAAAATAAATCACCACTGTATTCTTCGCCTGCGTCTGTTACGACAGATGATATGTATCCGTCGGCATCTTTTTTAATCTCAGATATATGTCCATGTATGTGCTTAACACCTTTTGGTATCGCAACTCTATCTTTAATTAGTTTCGGAAATCTATTTGCATCGATATGATATGTTAGACTTTCCCATGAACCTAACATCAGATTGTCATTCATGTCATAAGGAGACTTACAGTAGTCCATCAAGTAAGTTGCCTCTTGTGTATCTTGTGCAATCTCCCATAAGTTTTTTCTACCATCACGTGCTAATTGAAGCCAATAATCATTCCATTTATCATTAACACCTTCTTTACCTTTAGAGTTGTAAAACAAATCGGTAGTCTTTAATTGATTATAATAACTTGATGCTAAGTGTTCTTCTGGTAAGGCATAAGAAAATCCATAATATGATTCATCAAACTTAGAAGGCCACCAGTGATTAGTAACATGGTCTCTTTTACCTGGAATATTCCAGCCAATAAATTTATTACCAAGTTTGTATATTGAATGTGTATAAGACATCCACTCTCGTTCTTCTAGCCCTATATCACTTAACATAGTTCCTAGGCGAGGTAAGACACTTTCACCAATACCAATAGTTCCTACTTTATCACTTTCAATAAGGGTTATGTCTAGTTCTGGATGTTTTGTTTTTAGCCAAGATGCAGATAGCCAACCGCCTACACCACCGCCGACAACAACTATCTTTTTAACTTTGGTCTTCATTGACTTCTCCGTAGATGCCTTGTATAACATGTCTCTGTATTTTGCCCATCTGATTTCTAGGCAGAGTTTCTTTAGTAACGATTATATCTTTAGGAAGTTCATATGGCATGAGTTTACTTTCTATAGAATTCATCACTAACGATTTATTTATCTGTGGGTCCTGACTACTTATAATTGCTACGATATATTTTTCACCTAAACCTCGTTCTTTAGATATTACACATACTTCATCAACACCGTCTAATACTAATATAGCATTTTCTATACCAATTGGTGATACATTATGACTGTTGATTTTCATTAAATCTTTTCTGCGAGACTTGTAAAATAGTTTATTATACTTGCGTTCAAATACATCACCTGTACACCAAAAACCATCACTGTCTAGTTCTGCATCTGCATTCAGATAGTTGCTCATTAGTAGAGGACTTTTTAACCATAACTGGTCATGTCTATCTAATTTGTATTCATATTGGTCATTGCATTCAAGTTGTAATTTGTGTTCAGTATCTGGTTCAATTAAGAATGTGAATGCTGGAACTTGAGTTTCCGTACACCCATATAAATCTCTGATGGCAGGGACACCTTTACTGAATAGAATGTCTAACATTTCTTCTGGTATAATTGTACTACCAACACTTAGTTCTCTCCAATGAGACATATCTAATTCATTCCATGTCTTTAAATTCTGCATAGCAAGTATCATTGCTGGAACAATTATGCCTATTGTTGGTTTATATTCTTCACATAACTTTACAAATCGTCTAGGATTGAACTGTTCGATTACAACTGTACAACCTTTAATTAGTCCTGGAAGTGCGTATAGATACAAACCTCCTACGGTTGATGGTGGTAATTGAGATAGTATTACATCATTTGAACTCATTTGATACACACTAATACTATTGAAACATGCCATCAAACATCCTGCACTCGTATGTGCAACTGCTTTAGGTTTACCGGTTGTACCACTTGTGAATAATACTGTGTATGTATGGTCGGTTTTCTTAGAATATATCAGTGCTTTGTTATGTGGTTCTAAGGCTAAAGCATCAGCCTCAGTTAGTATAATATGGTCTGGTGAACTTGCTTCTACTATTCCATCTACTACATCTTTTGGCAGATTTGGAAATGTAGGCATGAATGTTACACCGAGAATGTCACATGCTAATACCATTCTAATATAATGATATTCTTTACCACTAGCAAATAATAATCTGTCACCTGGAAGAAATGCAGTAGACATAACGGCAGCCAGTTTTTCTACACTCTCAATAAGTTCAGTGTAGGTATATTTTTTGTCACCACAAATTACTGCGGTTTTATGCCGATGTAATTGTGATTGGTTTTTTATAGTTTCAAATATCATTACACCAGTATACCATAAAAATCAAGGAAAGTCAATAGGGACATACAGTAAAGGAGACTAACATTTCTGTTAGCCTCCCGTCTCCTGTAGTCTAGGATTACCTGATACCCTACGTATCCCGGCAGCCCCCTAGTGGGCTATTCTTTTAGGCGTTATGGGCCTCGATGATAAGTTTACCATGCTTTTTGAAGAAATCTTCAATACAAGGCACTTTACGAGGCTCTAATGGAAGTTTGTAAACTTTAAGAGCAGTACGACCACCTAATACTGTCATTTCAGTATCAAAGTTTTCCATCATAAACTTAAAGAAGTTATTAGCCATGCTATATAACTCATCCATTTTGTCTTTACCATTACGGTCTACAAAGTCTTTCAACTCGTAACATAGTGAAGTTGTCAACGAGAACATCGCTGAAATCTCACGTGCTTCTGATGAAAGAGTTGTAACTGTACCATCTAAGATATCAGAAGGAACAGGCAACTTACTTGACAAGGCTCTGTGAGCCATAAACTTAGTAGCAACACCATCACCAACTGTACCAGCAATCAAGTCATGTAAACGACTTTGTGAAATTTCTTCACCTTCTTGTGGTAACATTTCAGAAACAAAAGTCCAAGAACGAGGAGTAGCAAAGGCACGGCTCGCCTGACGTGGGTCAAAGTTGAATAAGTCCATCTTGTTAGACGTTAAGAAACCAACCACATCGGCACTGATTTTGTTCTCTAATGCCCAAGTCTGCCAATCTTCGAAGTCAACACCCATTTCAAGGTGAACAAAACGGTTAGCAAGTGGTGAAGGCATACGATATGCAACACCTCGGTCACTTTCACGGTTACCAGCCGCAACGATTAACACGTTATCTGGTAGCACATAAGAACCTAAACGACGGTTTAGAATTAACTGATAAGCCGCGGCTTGAACTGATTGTGGTGCTTGGTTCATTTCATCTAAGAAAAGAACAACACTTTCATATTGGTCAGCAAGTTCTTGGCTAGGCAAATCTGAAGGTGTGGCCCATTCCATAGTACCATTCTTCTCATTGAAGTATGGAATACCTCGTAAATCTGTGGGCTCCATAAGAGCGAGACGAAGGTCAATCATAAACCCAGAACGTTCTTGGGTAATGCTATCTACAATTTCTGATTTACCAACACCAGGAGGTCCCCATATGAATACCGGACGCTTTCGGTTCATAGCGTAATTAATCTCGGCACGTACATCACTAGGACGAACTACTCTCACATCTAAATCGTTTGTTGATACTTTCATAACTTAACCTCTCTATTTAATATACTATTATTGTAACACGATTCGGGGATTTGTCAAGTTTTTCACTTATTGACCCAAATATTCTTTTTTAAGAACCTCTAATTTCGAGGCCGCATCATTAAGGATGAAATCATCTGCCATTTTACAGAAAATAGAATCCCATTCATCACGACCGAAGGCAACATCCCATCCACGCAAACACATGTCTGCATCAACAAAATTCCAGTTGATAGAGTTTCCATCTGGCATTTGATTTTCTTGTAGATTTGCTGATTCGTTGAATTGTTTAACAAAGACTTTGAATTTGTACGGATTAGTCATGTTATTGTCCTCTTAATGATTAACTATACTTATAGTATACATCGATTCGAGGATTTGTCAAGTTCTTAATCAGAATAAAAAGTTTTATTTCGTAGCCATAGTTCTATGTCACCATCAATCATTGAGAGTTCAGCCGCGGCAACTTCTTCAAATAGAACTAGTTTAGACCTGTTTAGATAATATGGTGTTTTAAGATACTTATCAAGTGTAAGTATTTGGTTGCCTGTTCCTATTGCATTTTGTCTATGCTTATGTAAGGTAGTTGAATTCAACTTTAGTTCTATGTTATATTTGGTGAAATGTTTAGAAAGAATATCTCTGCCTAGTGGTGACACTCTAAAGCCGGCATCAGAACGGGCGCTGATAAAGATATCACTAATAGTAATTTCTTTTCTGCCTGCTGTTTTTCCAGTTGTGTGTTTGTTAATATAGTTTATTAACTCTCTCTTATTCACTTTTACAACTCTAGTTTGTCACCCTTGGTAAGTATGTATACCTCGAAATCATCACATCTAAACAATTTATTTAATCGTTGTGCTAAGTTGATTGCGTGTCCAGGATTACTGAATGATACTTTCTTGTATTTTGGACCAGGAAAATTAACCAATGAATTTAGGCTACGTAAGTTAATGGCTACCCCCTTATAAAAGACGGAGTAAACAGCGGTTGCTTTAAGTACTTGCTCACTGCGATATGTTTGATTATCTGTATGCTCTAAGATTATCGTTGGTTTAGGTCTAGCCATATGAGTATCCTCGTATTGATTATACTCTTATTTATCTAATTTCCCCTATAACATACGTATATAATGGTTATTTTAGTTATAGAAAAACCAAAAACCGTTACATATATCAGCATCTGGCCATGTTTCTGACCAACCTTCTGGTCTACTTAAATCGTATACACAACCCCATTGTTTATCTACTCGGTCTTCTTTAACTATATTTGTTATTCTTCTTGCGTATTCGTCTATGTTACTCTCATTTATACCTGACGGACTAACACCTATAGACTTTGTATATTCATTGGTCCTAGAAAAGAATGCAAACTGTTGAATGGCTCTAGTACTAGCATAAGTAAAATAATTTTGAAACCCAATAACACTTTCTATGTGGTCTTGTGATGATACGTCTTTCTTCATTTTCACACAAGATGTATTAGGAAAAGTACTTGTTATAAAGCAAACCTTCACTGGTTTCTTCATATCAGCAGTAGCAGTAAGTAGTTTGTAAAAGAAGAATATATTACTATTCTGTTCTACAAAAAGATTATTAAATTCGTTGATGTTAGTTAAAGGTACAAAACCTGACATATGTGGAAGATTAATATTAACAATCATTTCAATTGGGTTATCATCAACTACATGTTCTTTTATGAATTTATCTGGGTCACTGTAATCTACATTATGTCTACCAAATAGAATAGGCTCTTCTACATTGCTTATAATCTTTTTACTTAATTCTGATGTAGTACCAAATACCCATGTTTTTGTATCAATCATTTTTTTACAAATCCCGATTCATGGTGCAAAGGTTCAGTATAGTATTCTTTTACAGTATCAGACTTTAATGTATTATGTATATCAAATCCATTATCAAAGTAATCTTTAATATATCCTGCAAGTTCTCTATTCTGTAATTTTGTCATATGACAACTTCTAATATTATTGTCTTCTGTCCAATCAATATGCCATGGCCTATCTGGTGCGCCCAAGTTACTTATAAATGATAGTTCGAATATATCTAATAATAATAAATTTTCGTGTTTACGAACAACATCATTTCTCATTGCTTTAGCCATCCACTTCCAACTATCAGGATACATTGCCGTTATGTATTCTTGGTATCTTAGGGCTACTCCATCGTAAGATGTGTCATATGAAGAATAAGTATCGACTGAATTACATATTATTGAACCAGGTACATCACGACCATTCCATAACATTTCTTTATTAGTTTTTTTATCTACAAAGTGGAGTCTACGTGGTTCTGTAGCAATGAATATAACTTTTGAGTATATACTTAAGTCTTTCTCACAAAGTAATTGATAACTGTAAGGAATTGATGAACCTGAGATTGAAAAGTTCTGATTTTCTTCGTTATATAAATCAGAAAGATATGTGGGCCATCCTACATTTACATGTGAGCCATGACCTTCATATGCAAAACTATCACCAAATATTCCAATCATTTGACTACCTTCTCAATTTAAGACCAGCATCTTCCATTGATTCTGGTATAGTAAAATATTTATCTGTGTGCCATTTAATCTCATTATGTATATCAATCCCATTATCAAAGTAATCTTTAATAAGAACTGCTAACTCTATATTTTGTTGCGTACTAAAATGACACACTCTTCCTAGTTCGGCAGTCTCTATATATTTAGTATGCCATTCTTCACCTTTTGGTGTTGTAAACCAAGGAGCCATAGGAGTATTTAATCCTAAAGTAGTTATAGTACCTAGTAATTCTACGTCCAATACTAGAGCATTCTTATGCGAGTGTAAAACATCACCTTTTACTGCTCTTTTAACGAAGTTCCATGTGTCAGGATAAAATGCAGTTATGTTTTCTTGGTATTCTAATACACGTTTGTCTGATAAGGTTAAGTCTATATTAAAGTCTTTGTTATGTTGAATCGACCGAGTTACATCACCTTGAAACTGTATTGATTTGTGTTCTGCGTTATTAATAAGAAGTTGTCTAGTTGGATAGGTAACAACAAAGACAACCTTTGAATATTTACTTAAATCTTGCTCACAGAATTTTTGATAACTATATGAAATAGATGTAGATGATTCACTAAAATTCTCTATTTCTTCATCATACAACTTACCTAAAGCAGATGGCCAGCCTCCTAGATATCCACCTATACTAGTATCAATTTCATCACTAAAACTATCACCAAATATACCAATCATTTATCAAAGGTTCCACCATCAAAAACTTTAGTTGTTCCTGAGTCTTTATCTTTTAGTTCTAGTAATAGTAAAGCAATATCATTTTGAATATCTATTGCATCTTTCATTGGCAATACTATCTTGTTATCGCCTCTTAGATTTATACGTTTGATTGTTGCTAGAAAATCTTTTAAACTTTTATAATCCATCTCGTTTGTTCGCCAATAATGTTTCAGTTTGCATTTCTGATTTCGTTTTAAAAGGTCCTATGAAATCACATGTATTTAGTGTTTCTAGTTTACCGCCATAAAACCATCGCCAGTCACTTGGAAATCTTACTCCATAGTATCCAGCGGCATATCTTACTTTGCTTGTCGCACTTTTGGTATAAGTTGGTATTTGTTTGTCTTTTAGTTCAATTGTTTCAGTATTATATACTACATGTTTAGAAGGATAGCCATCGATATCTGCTGGTGAAGTATTCCATCCACCACGAGGTCCTACTTTGTTTTCATCAACAATCTTTACAGTAGTTTCTTTTGCTTCTAGTATCTTTTCACCAAAACGTGAGGTAAGTTCAGACAATGATATATGCTCGTTAGTTGATAGTTCATCGTCTCTCAAATTCAATTCAAAATCATCAGACGAACAGAAACGTATTGTTCCTATTTTAACTCCTGAATTCTCTACAATCCAAAACTTATCTTTAACTATTTCTTTCGTATATATCATTTAAATCTTTTTAGTATCTTCCAAGTTTCTTTCCAATTCTTTACATTGTGACATTCACTGTACGCATATGGACCATATTCAATTGCTTGTGCAATGCCATAATCGTTGCCGCCCCATTGTATGTTGTCACCAAAGAATATCAACTTATCTTGGAATGTAAAATCCTTTAATATTTGTGCTTTGTCTTTACCCATCTCAATAATATCTAATCCTGTTTCACCTGCAACCTGTGATATTAGACCAAACTTACCAGTAAACTTTTTGTTAAATTCATCAGAAATCTTTTGTCTTTCATTAGTTGTAGTATCAAACTTAACATACTTCTTTCGTTGTACTCTGTTAGCATTTCTACCAACAACACTAAAGTTTAATAGTCCTGGTCTTGCTTCAAAATGATTGCCTGTGGCGATATCAAAATCACTACTAATAGATTTCTTTAATAAGAAAGCATACGCATCACGTGGCAGTTCTAAGTTTTTTGAATTCATTACGCATATACCATTTTTATATTTGGTATTGCCAGAAGAATTGTATACACATTCTACCTTTTCAAATACTTCTTCACCAACTTGTTCTTCTGTTTTACTTCTATCACTTCCTGTAACTAAGTAAACATTATTCCACTTGATGAACTCTAAGAACCATAGTCTAAAGTCTTCATCTATTCTATCTCTACTTGGTGTTAGAGTACCATCTACGTCAAATATAAAATGCATTAAGACGGATACGGATTGTTAAGTATTTTAGCAAGTTCGTCAGGTGACTTAGCAAGATTTTGTAAATCATGTATGCCACAGAACTTTAAGAAGTTCATACCAACACCAGCATTAGTCTTAGGAATACTATTCTCTGCAATAGTTTCAATAAACTTTACTTTAAGTTCATGTGGTTGAGCCGTTAAGTCTACTAGTTTAACATTGCGTTCATAGTCTTCACGGACAGTATGTTCTTCACCATTATGGTCAGTCCAGCGTTGTAACATAAAGTTATTCCAGTTGAAACCACCAGCATCTTTATCTGCGAATGCTTCTAACATACCAATCTTGTTCTTGGTACCTTTCTTACGACAGCCAGGATATGCTGAAAAGATATTATCTGATGTATCGCCACGGACACATTTCTCAAACAATGCCCACTTCGGGTCTACTTTCTCTTTAATCTCACCAGTCTTCTTCTCTTTGATAGGGGTCATATTCTTATCATCTTTAAAGAAACCATCTTTAGTAATGATACGATTTTGTACACCATCATACATAGTTACATTGTCAGTGATAAGTTGAAAGTAATCACTATCGCTTGATACGATAATATGATTATCATTTGGATGCGCCTCAATAAACAAAGCAATCATATCGTCTGCTTCTGCTTCTGGATTTCGTAACATAGTTACATTAGTTTTTGTATCTAAAAACTCTACCATGTCTGCATAGGCATCGAACATGATTTGGTCTTCTTCTTGCTCTCTAACACTCTTAGCCATTTGAGCAACTTTTCTATTCTTCTTATATGGCTCATAGAAGTCTTTACGCCAACTGCGACCTTCTAGGCAGAACACGGCATGGTCTGCATTGAATTTGTTATAACATAGTTTTACACTACTAAGCATAATGTGGTATGCCATACCGATTTTCATATCAATATTAGCACCACGCATTGCTACGTGTTTGGCTCTGTGATACATATTAAACGAATCAACTAAGATATAGGTACTCATGTATTCCTCACTACTGTATTAAAGTTACTACTATTATAACACAACTTGTTAAAATGGTCAAGTTTAATAATATTCTGAAGTATCCTTGTCAGTTTTGACTTTACTAATGATTAGTCCATCTTTGCTATCAGACATTACGCTTCTTCTAATGCCTTCTTCGTCTTCTAAATCATTTAGTACAATGTTCTTACATAAATCATTGAACCAATTATCAACGATTTGTTCTTGTTCTAAACCTTCATAGCCATTCTGTGCAAGATATTCTACGAATTGGTCGTTGAAATCTAACTCAAAGAAACCTTGTCCTGGTTTATCTTTGTCTAATTCCATACCAATAACTCGAACATACTGTTCACCTTTATGTGTAGCCATGTTCTTGTCGTAAGTATGTTGGTCTGTATGACCATACTTGAAATTGATTTCTTCTAGTGCAATTGCTTGTTCTTTTTCATCGGTGATGCGCCTAGCAATCGCTCGTTCTTTTTCTTCTGGCGTGCCAAACCATGAATTTGGATTAAGTGTCTTTGCCATAATATTTCTCCTTTTCAATTGTTACCATCCAATCTTTTCCCATGGTACATCTTTGTTGCCAAAGTGTCCGTAGATACAGTTTTCACTATAACCATAAAACTTGAATAAATCAAATCTATCAATGATACCCTTTGGTGTTAGGTCAATGTTTTCTTCGATAAACTTTTGAATAGTTCTGTTGTGTCCATTACTATCTATATAGATACTTGTTGGTTCTTTTACACCAATAGCATATGACAATTGAATTTGACACCAATCTGCCATATTGTCTGCTACAACATTCTTTGCTAACCACCGTGCCATATAGGCGGCACTTCGGTCGACTTTTGTGGGGTCTTTTCCACTAAAAGCACCACCACCATGGGGAGCATAGCCACCATAAGTATCAACGATAATCTTACGCCCGGTGAGTCCTGTATCACCATCAGGACCACCAATGACAAAATTGCCTGTAGGATTGATATGCCATTTAGTATTGTCATCTATTAAATCTCCCATTACACTATTGACTGCTTCTTTCACTGGTGCTTTAAGACTATGCATAAAGCCCTGTTTATGTTGTGTACTTACTACAATTTGGTCTGCTCGTTGAACACGACCACCAACATACTGAATACTTACTTGAGACTTAGCATCTGGAAGTAAGAAATCATATCCATCTAATCTAAGTTCTTTTAGTTTCTTTAGAATTTCATGTGAATAGTAAATTGGTGCTGGTAGCATTGCATCGTTTTCATTAGTTGCATAGCCAAACATAATGCCTTGGTCACCTGCACCAAAGTCATCAGTACCTAATCCAATATCACCTGATTGTGAATGTATTTCATTATAGATATTTAAATTATCCCAATGAAATCCTTCTTGTTCATAGCCAATTTCTTTAACTTTATCTCGTATAATATCTTTTACATTATCTACGTTAAAGTTCTTTACTTCACCCGCTACCGTTACGTGGTTAGTGGTTACAAGTGTTTCGATAGCAACACGAGTAGTTTCATCGCCATTCTTTAGTCCTGCATCAACTAATGCATCACTAATCTGGTCAGAAACTTTATCTGGATGTCCATCGCTTACACTTTCGCTTGTAAAAATATAGTTGTTCATTTAAACCCTTTTATGTTATTGTTCTTGGAGTATAGAGTATACATCGTAGCCTTCGTCTCGTAACTTAGCACCACCACCTAAAAACTCTAGTTCCATTATACTTAGTATACTACTAATATCAGCACCAAATCTATCAGTTAATGTAATCACAGCACCTAGTGTCCCACCAGTTGCAATAACATCATCTATGACCAGAACTTTGTCACCTCTTTGTATTGCACCTTTCTGTAGATGTAATTCATCAGTTCCATATTCTAGTTCATATTGTGTAAAGATAGTTTCACCTGGTAGTTTACCTTTCTTTCTAGCCATAGAAAATGGTATACCAGTTTGTGAACTTAATGCACCTGCCATAGGAAAACCACGAGCATCTAGCCCAATGATTTTGTTAAATTGAATATTGTTTTCTTCAATATAGTCTGAAAACAAAGTCATTACATGTTGAAGACCTTGAGGTGCATTAAATATACTAGCCATATCCTGATAGAGAACACCAGGCCTAGGATGGTCTGGTATTACTCTAATCAAATTTTGAATAGTTTTTGGTGTAGGTTTTATAATAGTCACAAGTTTCCTGCTAACTCTTCTTCTAGCCGTAGAATTTCTTCTTTTAGATGCAACTTCTTCAACTTAAGTTTAGAAACTACTAGGTCTTCAGTACGCATATTGTATGCAGTAGTTATACCGTTGTCTAGGTCTCTGTGTTGTTTCTTTAAATATATGAGGCGTGTACGTTTCTTTTCGTCAACGTCTGGTCTTACGGGTGTAGTCATTTGCTTCTCCTATATTAGACCTCTCTGATGTATTTATAATTTAGTTACCTGCTTTTGCTGGTAAAATATATTCATACATACCCAACCCACTATCAACTGCAATCATCATAGCACCTTGGTCTGAAATCTTCATGTTCATTGTGCTTGTGTCACTTAGTTTAAGAATAGTTAGAACTGTTGACAATGGGAATGACCAACCTGTCTTTAGTTCACCCTCTACGTTACTTGCAAATGGAAGTTCTACTTTATCTGTTGAACTATCACCAATAAAGAATACTAAGTTGCCGTTAACTGTTCTTGCAGTAAGTAACGGGTCAAAAGCACCAAGAATACCTGCAAAGTATTGTAGGTCTTTGATTGCTTTTTGTGTAGGCATAATCTCTACATTCCATGCCGCACCACGAAAACTTGCAGTTTTGATTTGTGCGTCTACTAGTTCTGATACGATTACACGATACGAACTATCGAAGCCACCTGGCATTGAGAAGTTTAGTTCAGTAGTTACATCTTCACCATTACGTGTTTCTGTACCAACCTTGACTTCAGATTGTACCATGTTGCCTTCTTTGTCTTCACTGCTATAACTAAGTAGTCCGTTAAGTACGCCTAGTCTACCTAGACCAAACTTACCTTCGAATTCAGCAACAGGTGAATGTAGTTTACCACGCAAAACAACAGTACGGTCATCGTCCATTGCATCGATTGTAGTTCCTTCAGCATCTGTTGTCACTTTAGCCGCTTGGATAATTCCAAGTGAGTGTGTATGTTTTACAATATCTTTTAAAATATCACGCATGTTTAGTTCTCCTGATTGATTTCATTAATTATAACATATTCCATTACCGTTTGTCAACCTATAATTGACTTGGTTTTCTTACTTTGTTTAGGGTTATCTACCCAATAAATCGTATTAGGGGGTAAAAACCCATGCATAAACCAAGCATTACCAAATGTTGGATTACCCTTTCCTGTAAAGTCTACACGATTATTATATACAAGTGTAGACATACCATGCTCTATAAACATTCTACCTCGTTTCCCACCTTGAAAACTCGTTACAGGCAATAACAATGCGAATGGTTTACCTAGGGCATAGCAGTGTTCTATAAACTTATCTTTGATACTATATGGTGGATTAGTTATAATTCCATCATACACATCATCTGGCTCACAATCGAAAAAGTCTTTACCCTCACTTGGTACTATCTTATATCCATTGTTGTTAAAGCCATCTACGATTAGATTAGATGTTCCACTAGTCGCTTCATAATAAGTTTTATCTTTATCGATGTATTTCAGAAGTGGTTGAACTTGGTCAGATGGTGTATAACATTCATCTGACTCTTTGTTTCTCGCCCGTCTCTGAATCAAGTCTGTGTAAGTATTGCTCATTATAAATCAAACAAGTTGTCAAAAGTTTCGGATGCATTTGCATCACTCATATCCCAATTCAAAACACCAATCAAGTTGTCTAACTTCTTATCAACAATCGTTTGTTCCATCAACTCGTGGTCGAATGGCAAATCCTGAAACCATTGTGGTATCTTTGTAGCATCAATTGGATATGCCACACTCTTTAACTTGAACGTATTTGGTTTTAGTTTACAAATGATACACTTCATACCATCTACAATCTCTACTGCATACTTGTCTTGGTTAAGTTCACGTAACATATTCCAGTTCAATGCGGCTGACACGTGACCAGGAAGATGTACTTTGTCTTTCTTAGATGCATCACCGCCCGCATTCATATCTTTAGCCATTGCCTTCTTAGCGGCATTCACACGGTTCTTATATGAAGTCAAATTGTTCACACGAGATTGAGAACCTTTTTCCCAACCTGGCTTTGCTCTAAACTCTTTCTTAAACTCTTTGACCATTTTAATGACTTCTTCACGTGTTCCTTCAGTCAATACTTTCAGTAGAACTTCACTGAGAAAATCTTGCATATAACCAGGAGTATCAGAACGTTTAAGGTCAAGACCCATCGCTTTAATCTTTCCTGGTTTGCCATCTATATCACGGCGTTCGCCATCATCATCATAGATAAGCATTGCATATCGTTTCTTCTTAATAAAGATACCTTGTGTGGCACAGTTCTCACGACCAGCAACGATAATCTCGCCTTCTTTTCTAGGAACATTAAAGAACGTTTTCATAAAGTCTGGAAAACTAGCATTCACTTGATTTGCTACTTCGTCATATAACTCTAAGACCTTGTCTTTAGTCCACTCTATAGAACCATCATCAATCTCTTGCTGGTACACGGGATACATTGAATAGTAAATGGAGTCTGTATCACCATATATAACTGCTGGACCTTTATAGTCGTAATGACCTGCGATAACTTCATTTGTTTTCGCACCCATATGTCGAGTAATACAACGACCCGTAAGTGTTGTACTCTGACCAATACGCTTATCATAGAAACGACAACCTTGGTTCAACAACGCACCATACAGAGAGTTCAAGTTAATCTTTTTAACTAACTGTCGTTTATCCCAGTAAGCGATTTGTTCTTTATCACCATCTGCAATAGCCTTCTTTTTGCTTTGTTGCATCACTTGTCGTTCTGCATACCAACGTTCTAACAAACTAGGGACAATACCTTGTACGTCTTGTTTGAATATAGTGCCATTTGCAGTCACAGTCCAGTTCAATCCGCTATTGAATATCAAGTCATATGCTTCTGCACCAGATACTGTTTGAGTTGTTTTCATGTCTTCGTATGGACTATCTTCTAGTACTAACGTAACTCTACTTGCTTTGTCTTTCTCATTTAGAACACGAAACTCTTCTGAACTAAACGTTTCATCCCATGCTTGAGAAGACCCATATGTTTTAGCACCAGTTTTTCTGCCTTCTTTAATTCGGTCACCAATCATCTTTTCAGTCAAATCTGGTCTTAGTTGTCCAGCGATAGTTTCTGGCGACATATTCATTGCACGAATAACTGATGGATAAAGAGAGTTGATATCAATACCTGCAACCCACTTCTGTAAACCTTTCTTAGGAACTGCCACGAAAGCACCTGCGGCCTTTTGCATTTCTAAGTCATGTAATTCTTCATCACTCAAATCAACATCATCATCTGACCATTCACGTCTTTTTCTGTCAGGAACAACCATGCCTCGTCTGTGTGCTTCGTTAATGATTGCTTGTTCAGTAACAGCAACAGCACCCATTGTTGTTTTGATATTCACTGTATTATCGTGTGCAATCTCATTTGCTAATTCGATAAATCTTAGTTTCTTATCAATCTTATCAAGTAGTGCAACGTCTTGTCTGTTATAGGCTACGAATTTGTAGAAGTCATTGTTATATAACTGGTCGAGTGTGCCATCATATGCAACTTTTTGTTCACCTACTTCATGTTCACCAATCGTATCAAGTGCATATGAATGCATTTCGTGGTAAGTATACTTACGATAGAGTTCTAAGTAGTCGAGGTGAATTCTACCAAACAAGTCAAATGTTTCTTGTTCTTTACCATATTTTACAATCTTACGTTTCTGAGGTACTAAATCCCACAAACACATCTTGCGTGTATGTGACTTACTCAGTACTCTAGTAATTCGATTAACAGTATATGGAATATCATAACCTTCAGAGTTCCAACCAGTCAACACATCAGCATCTTCAATCACATCTAAGAAGTCATTGAGCATATCTGCTTCACTTAGGTATAGTTCTGTGTTTTCGAATTGTGAACAAATGCGTTGTGCCTCTTCTAAGCCTTCGCCCTCACGCATACCCTTTGGTGGGATTACGAGTGTGACAAGTAAGTCAAGCCATTGTAAATGAACCGTAATGGCTGTGATTGCCATAAACGGGTCACTAGGGTCAGCGAAGCCTTTAGTCGCATCAAAGTCAGTCTCAATATCGAAGAAAGCAGTATTAAGTTTTGGTGATTCTACGCCGTTGTAGTTCTCACTCAAACACTTAACTTCAGGCTTCATATCACTTTCGTAAAATGTTTTGCCTACGTTTATCTTTCGTTCTTTATGGAGGTCTTTGAGACGTTTACATTTGATTTGACGAACTTTATCACCGTGAATACTTGTGTGGTCACCACGTGGGTCTTTCACATAGAAAGTACGCCACGCTGGATAATCACTGTAAACACGTTTACCTTTAATTCGTTCTACAACTTGAACAATGTCTTTGTCTTTGTTGTAGAAAGCATCTACATAACTCAAAGAGTGCGACCTACTGTTTCTAGGATAGTTTCCATATCTTCAAAGTCGGCACGAGTCTCTGCTAATTTGGCTTTGTGTGCCACAGATATTGCTTTGTTCAATACTGATGGTTTAACATCGATTTCTTCAGCAATTGCTCTTACAGTATCACGTAATCCACCTTTCAGGTCTTCACATTCTTGTAGAACCAAACAACCTTCGTTCACTAATTGAATGAGTTTTGCTTTTTCTTCTTCGTTAATTGCGTCAATTGACATATAAATCTCCTATAAGTTGGACAATAAAAAAGAGTGCTTTTACACACTCTTTATATATTAACATAAGTGACTTACAAAGTCAATAGGTTTTTATGATTATTTGTCAGCGTCCTTGATTGCTTTTTCAATCATGTCTTGTGCGAACTGTTTGGATGCTGGTAAGAAACCAGATGAACCTGCCGCAGTTTTCATAATACCACCAATACCACCGACTTTCTTTTTCAAGTCAGCAACTGTACCTTTAACTAGGTCCTTCTTTGCATCGCTT